GTAAACGTATAGATCAATTTCTTTGGGCCAGTTTTGCAAGAACGTGTCAATCATGCGACTGGCATAGCGTTCGTAACCGCTGGCATTGAATGTTGTGACAACTGCGTATTTCATTTGGGTATCCATATTGTATTACTCTTGCTCTTGACAGGGGCTGCCTCATATGGACCGCACAAATCATTGAGCCACTGTCTATGTTGATCTTGTTGACCGTTGTCCTCAATCAACAACCAAGGTCTATTGCGTTGTATGGTGTCACGACTGCCGTCTAGCACTGCATTTTCAAAACCTTCAACATCAATCTTGATCCAGTCAACTGATTCAAAATTGAATCGATCCAGTGTGGTTAGTTCTCCAGTGTGTTTTTCAAACTCTGGGTTGGGCACAAACTCTGCCACTTGTTTGGTATGTCCACACTTGAGAGTTTGTAATTCAAATGTTGCGGTTTGATCTCGGTCACTGAGACCCAAGTTATAGAGTTCTACGTTGCTGTATGTTTCTAGATTTTTTTGCAAGACTTCAAAATTTTTGAGCACTGGTTCAAAACATATCACATGTTCAAACCGTTCAGCGCTGGGTCTAGCAAATATGCCAATGTTGGCACCAATATCAATCATGGTACGCTTGCGAGGAATATTGTTGTACACATACCAGCGATAACGATTTTGATAATGTACATCCACTACCTCCTGCAGTCGTTCACTAAAAAATCCATTTGGTGGCTCAGAAGAATACCACAGAGAGTTTATTTTATACATATATAACTATTTAACCCAATGAAAATCAGTCTATTTAATAATTTTGGTGCTAAGAATTCAGTGCCAGTGTTTCAAGCCATTGCTCAGGGACTTGTTGCCCAAGGACACACGGTGGTGTATCATGACCCCACAGCCGATGTGGCTGTGATATGGAGCATGCTGTGGGCTGGACGTATGCGCCCCAACCAAGAAGTTTATCAAGCATTCAGGCGTCAAGGCAAACCAGTAATTGTTGCCGAAGTCGGTATGCTACGGCGTGGACAAACCTGGAAGATTGGCGTTAACGGTACTGGTATCGGCAGTTACAATTTTGGCAATCTTGTTGCCAATCGTGCTGCCAGTTTGAATTTAAAATTGCACCCGTGGCGCAACGGATCCAATGTTGTGATAGCCATGCAACGACAAGACAGTGAGCAGTGGCACGGGCAACCACCAATAAACCAATGGCTAGAATTGACTGTGGAAGAAATTAGAAAACACACTGATCGACCCGTTGTGATTCGACCACATCCAAGAAATGTATGCAACATACCTTCGGGATGTCTGATTGATCGTCCACGATTTACTGCGGGCTCATACGATGATTTTGATTTTGATCGTGTGTTGGAGTCTGCTCATTGTGTGCTGAACTGGAATTCAGGACCTGGGCCGCAGGCTGTGATGGCGGGCGTTCCTGTGTTTGTTGGTCCAGACAGTTTGGCCAGCACCATTGCCAACTGGGACCTGTCACAAATAGAAAATCCTCCACGATCTGATCGCACAGCATGGCTAGAACAACTGGCACACACTGAGTGGACTGTGGAGGAAATCAGATCAGGATTACCGTTTAGACGCTTAGTCTTTTGATATCAGCATCAACCATGTCACGTATCATGGTCGCAAAGTCAGTGCGTGGCTTCCAGCCCAGTTGCTCTCTAGCACGAGAACTATCGCCACGCAAGCTGTGTAGTTCTGCTGGACGTTTAAATCGCGGATCACTCTTTACTAGATGTTTCCAGTCATGAATGCCTGCATGTTCAAATGCCACACGACACAGGTCACCAATGGTGTGCTGTTCGCCAGTGGCAATCACATAGTCACTGGCTTTTTCTTGTTGCAGCATCAACCACATGGCTTCCACAAAATCGCCAGCAAAGCCCCAGTCTCTAGCACTGTCTAGATTGCCCAGGGTAACATCATTGGCCAAGCCCAGCTTGATACGTGCCACTGCATCTGTGATTTTGCGTGTGACAAATTCACGACCGCGCAGGGGCGATTCATGATTGAACAAGATGCCTGAACAAGCATACAAACTATAACTTTCACGGAAGTTTATGGTCATCCAGTGTGAATATAACTTGCTCACTCCATATGGACTGCGTGGACGGAATGGAGTTGTTTCACCCTGAAGTCCTGGCTCAGTAGCGTTGCCAAACATTTCACTAGTGCTGGCCTGATAAAAACGAGCATTGGGATTGTGTTGGCGAATTGAGTTCAGCAGATTCAACGGGCCCATGCAATTGACCTCTGTGGTGAGTTTGTTCAATTCCCAACTGATGCCCACAAAACTTTGAGCTGCAAGATTATAAACTTCCTGGGGCTTGACACTTTGCATGATGTGATTCATGTTGTTCTCATCTGTGATGTCACCGGTGATGAGTTCAATGTCGTTTTCGATTCCAAGCCATTTAATATTTTCAAGGTTGGGATTTGAATAGCGTTTGACCAAGCCATACACATGGTAGCCTTTTTCAATCAAATATTTGGCAAGATACGGGCCATCCTGGCCAGTCATGCCTGTAACAAAAGCAGTTTTTTTCATAACAATCCTTAAACTTGAATATCTTCCATGCCAGCTGCCCGTAAACGAACAATATGTCCCAGCATGAAGTTTTTGCTTTCCAGCGCCTTCATGATGCCCAACCAGCGATTTCGCAACAGGGCCACTTCATTGATGATGGTTTCAAAGTCAATCACTTCGTCTTCACCGTCCACATACTTTTCAGCATCTCTACTGCTGAGGGCACGATTGTAGCCTTCCAGGTACTTTTGAAAGTGCTTGCGACGAATCTTGCGCAACTGAATGTTCAGCAGATTCAGCACAGCTTCCACTTCCTGAAGCTGATAGAATCTCTGTTCAGTTATGCCTGGCAGTAGCTTGATGTTGTTCTCAACGATGCCACCAATTCGGCAATCTTGTTTGGCGGCTGTGAGTTCACTATCATAGTGTGCCATGAAATCTGGGATCTTGCCCAGATCCGCTGCCACTTGACTATACCACATTAGTTTTCCCAGCGGTCATCTTCTGCGGTGTCACTGTCTTCTTCTGGCTCTTCATCTTCGGGATCCGCATAGTCTCGATCGTTGTCAAGATAAGCAGTAAGAGCACGTTTGATATCAGCATCGCCTTTGAAGGCTGTACGGATATCTTCCACGTCAGAATCGTTGTCAATCAAGATTGCAACCACAGCTTCTGCTGCTTCGTCACGATCCACAGTGTTGACGTAACGCTTGAGTTCACCCCAAATTTCACTTGCTACTGTTTCGCTCATTCTGTGTCTCCTTCTTCTACAACAGCGACCTCATCTTTGATTTTGGCAAAGTCTGCCATGACCTTGTCAAGGCATCCATCTTCGTTGGCTTCCCAGGCCTTGCGAAAATACTTGATAATTTCGCCTGTGTCCTGTATAGTGAATGCCAGTCTGTTGCCATCCTTTTTAAGAATACCTTTTTTCTCAGCCAGGTCAACCAGGCCCGAATATGGACTCATGCCTGTGGTATAGGGAATCTTGACTTGTACACCTTCGAACGGTTTACTGTACCGAGTCTTCATGATCTTGCATGACGCACGGATACCGTTGACTTCTGACACCTTGTTGCCATCCTCATCTTCTTTGAGCTTGAGTTTCTTCATGGCAACCACAATACTGCTTGCATAGATAAAGCCCTGACCACCAGAGATCTTGTCATCTGGGTCAAACATGTCCTGACTTGCATAGGTGTGATTGGTACAGACCAAGCCCACATTGTAGCTGCCAAACATGTTGACACAGTTACGAACCAGGGCTGTGAGTGCTTTGGGTTTGCGGCCCAGGTCACCCTTCATTTCGCCTGCTTCAAACTGGTTCACGTCTGTGGGCGTCAACAACATGCCCAGGCTGTCGATCACAAACATGACCTTGGGACGTTCTCCTTCAGCCAGCGCCTTGTAGTCGCTCATGAATGTGCTGATTGTTTTGGCCACATCATCAATCATGCTCATGCTTAGTTTCAGCAGTTTGTCCTGGCTGGTGTCTACTCCCAGTGCCTTGAGCCAGGCTTCGTCCAGTGCGTTTTCGCTGTCAACCAACACAACATAGATGCCTTGTTCTTGTGCATTCTTGATAATATTGCCCGAGCAGATGTAACTTTTACCTGCTCCTGATTCACCGGCAAACACTGTGACCTTGCCCAGCGGAATACCTTTGTTGAAGTCTCCTGATATCAGATAGTTT